CCATAAGCAACGCCAATAGTAGAACCGTTCCATGTACCAGAAGTGACTGTGCCTAATGCAGTGACATTACCACTTGCATTTAAGTTAACAGATTTTTCTGCAGGATAAGTAACAAATACAGAAACAGTATTACCTGTTAATGTAAGAGGTGATGTAGTTCCTGATGAGTTTGATAAGACAGTATCTCGTGATAACGTAGTACCTGAAGATGTATAGGTACCAATACCTACTTCCCATACTTGAGCTACGTTGTCATATATGGTGTAGTAGGTTGTATTACCATTACCAATAGCTGCAAAGGATTGAAACCCAGGTACCGCCCCTAAGAGCGTAAGTGTACCTGTACCACTTGTCGTGGAGGTTTCCTGGACACGATCCTTGACTACAAGAGCCATTTAAGACTCCTTAGCTTGTTGCTGTTGTTGAATAAGTAACGCTTACTGTATCCCCAGCTGTTGTGATTTTAGCTGTTGTAAATGCACCTGCTGAATACAATGTACCGCCAGTATTACTTTGTGTAGATGAAGCACCAGAACCTAATACTAAGAAGCAACCGCCTACTGTACCGCCACCACCTGTAATTGTGTATGTGATTGCAGAAGCTGCAGATGTAGTTACGTTTGATGGTGTAGATCCAGATGATGTTGCTGAAGCAAATACTGCTGTACCACGTACTGCTGAACCACCTACTGTGTAGTTAGTAAATTCTGTCCAACCAGCATGTGATGTCATTGTATCAGAGCCTGTACCAAATGTCGGTGCTGCACCTGAAATGAGACCTAAAAATGGACCAGTTACAGAATATGAAGATCCTTTTAATAAAGTATCTAACATTAATTCTTTACCTACTGCATTGACTAGATTAGGAAATGACTCTTCCCATTTTAAATTGCCATCTTTGTCACGGCATTCAACGTGATAGTGGCCTTCAATACCTAATGTTTCATTGGCTACGGCACCAGCATTTAGCGTGATGGTTGCTTTATCACCAAATCCACCTTGTTCTTTTTGAATCATAATAACTCCTTAACTTATTCTTAAAATGGCATTTGTTGAATTTGCCGTTGGAAATTGCACTGTGAAACTAGATGTTGCTGTTTTATCAGAGCCAAAATTTAATACAAAAACTGCTGCATTTGTAGTGCTATTATAAACTAAAGCACCCCTACAAGTAAAACTTGCTGGGCTCCAAGTGACGTTGGAGAAAGATACATATGCCGTATTATTTTCTGTATCTGAAAGTATTGTAGTTGGAGTCAAAGCAATGCCTCCAGCTGAGTATCCTGTGCCTGTTACCTCATTATTTGTGGTATAGACTGTAGTGGTATCATCTAGGTCTGCTAATGCGTTATAAAGGGCTATTTTGTACGTGTATGGCGTACCTGTATTAAAGTTTTCTAAACCTTTAAGCATATTAGATTTAAATACTGTGCAAGCGGTTTGAACTATCATGAATTAACCCTAAGCTTAGTCTGGCCATCACGGTAAGCATCACCTCTTTCAAGGCCATCACCAAGACGTTTAAGTTGCTGCATAGCTTCTTGATACTTTTCTTCGTAGTTTTTAATAACATCTGGTTCTTGTTTTTGGAATATCATAGCTTCACGCATAGAACCATAAAACAATACTGGATCATAATTGTCACCTAACCAGCTTGTACCAGTAGCATTAGATATGCCAGTTACAGTAATTACAAGGCCTGAACCAGCACCACCTAAACTTGATGCAGTAGCGCTTAATGTATTACCAGCAACATAAAATTGTCCACCATCTGTTAATGATGCAGAGCTTACCACTCCTGAAGAGTTAACTGTAATAGTTGCTGTTGCACCAGAACCTGATCCTCCAGTAAGCGATACATTTTCATACGTTCCTGGAACATATAAAGTACCTGCAGCTGTAACAGCAATTAATGTAATTTGTCCTTGTACAATGGTAGGTGGATAATAAAAATAATGTAATTCAGCATTATAACTAGCGTCTGGTGTTGGACCCATAATTAAAGATAACTCGTTTGTTGCACTATATTGTGATCCAAACAATGCATAATGCGTTGGCGTTCCTGTATCTGCAGGATTTGGAAATGCCTGACGAATATAGTTGACATCTTTATTTAAAAGATATTCATAATTGCCATCAGCTTTAATAATAGCTAAAGAATAAGTAGATAACCAATCATTTGGAAGTGATAAATACTTATTGCCAGAAGTAAGTGTACCAGTTACATTTTTACGTAAAGAAGGTATTTGAACTGAATTGTAAATACGATCTTCAGCTTCTTGAACAAAACGAGGTATGTTAGCTACAAATAACTGTTCTGTAGTTTCTGCATAATCCTGTATAGCTTGATAAAGCTGAACGTAATTCATTGTTATCCTTGTTTGCCGCTAATCTTACGACCTTTAGTAGCTGCGCCATAACCACGCATTTCACCAACACCATATGGGTTAACTTCTGCATAATTACCTTTGCTTACACCACCAACAGACATATTCTTTTTGTCTATTCCGTTGCCAGGTAAAACAACAGATTCATGCATTGTTTCTCTTTAGCGTGACCTAAAGGATAAGCTTCTGCTGGTGACACTGGAACTTTGCGTTCTTTAGTCATGATTATTTACCTTTTTTTTGATTCATTGCTCTTGCTAAATTGCGTCCAAGTTTCTTCATAGATAATGAAGTTACTGTAGAAGCGCCCTTAGAACCTTTGCCAGATTGAATACCAACTGTAGGTCCTGAATCACCTAGATTTTTGCCTTTAGTTTTACCTTTTTTGGTAATACCATCAGCTGCTGATTTGTATGCCATTTTGTTTCTCCTAATTAAGTTGTGACAATTGTTACATCGCCTATTATAACATTACTTATAAGGTGGTTAGGCGTTAATAAAGTATCAAATGAACTTGCTCCACCTACTGGATTCCAACCCCATTCAATCTGACGACTACCGTCTTGTGGATAGCCATTATCTTGAATATTGAAAGAATTGTTTTGTCCAATTTGTAAACCTGTATTACCAGATACTTGATAGGATACATCTGGTCTTGGTTCACGTACTGCTTGTGGATCATTCACAGGATACATACCTAATAATAACTGTGGTTGATCTGGTTCCCAGCACTCTGGGCAAACCTTAACACTAATTTGTTTGGTTTTAAGTATAAGCTTTCTTAATTCTTTGAGCTTATATCTTTGACCACAACGGTCACATTCGGCAATTGAATTTTTACCACTTGAATACTTGGTAGCCATGATTACCTTATATAAGACATATTTCTAGGCACAAATCTAATAGGTGCCTTTTCTCTGTCCTCTTGAGATGCTAAATCCCATTGTTTTTCATAATCTGATTGTAAGAATGCTACTCTATTTGGATCTACTGCTGGTGACTTTACGGCTAAGTAATAAGCTAATCCAGCGACCATACATGGTAAGAATCTAAATGGAATGTCATTAATACTTGTACCAGTACCAGAGTCTTGAACTCTTCTCATTCTCCAGTAAACAAATGTATATTGATCGCCAGGTGAATTAGGAGTAGGCCATACATTAATGCTTGGTAAATTTTGCACTGTAACATAATTACGTGGGCTTGTAGTAGCTATATGAAATGTTGCAGTTGTATTATTTTGACCACGAGCACAATTCAATAATTGATTGGTAGTAGTATCTACATTTGGATAGTAAATAATCTCATTATCAATTTGAATAAATCCAGCAGATGCAATAGTTGATACATCACTTAAAGTAATAGTTGTATCTGTAGCGCTAATAGATGCTGCTAAATATGAAGTTGTTAAGTTAGACATACCAGTTTGTCTATTAATCCATACTTGGATAGGACGGCCAGTAGCTAACTTGTTAGGAATAGTTGAATAAGTATCTTCTGAGATACGATTGATATTAATGTCTTGTTGATTTGGTCCGCCATTACCAGTTCTTGTTACCATGCTTAATAGATCAATAGTATCTACTGGAAGGGCATAAGTAATCTGTCCTGTAGCCATAGGTATCTGACCTTCTTCAATTGTCCAAAGGTTAATACCACGATTAGCCCATTCAATCGTTAATAGATTGAGGCTTCGTCTAGCGGTTCTAAAATCATAACCAGTTCTTAACTCTAAACCACAACGCTCAAATGCCTCTTCAATGAGGTCATTCATGTTTAGGTTAAATAGTGTGGTTCCTGTAGTTGATGCCATAAGTTACCTTTTTGCTTTTAACGCAAATACTTAACTAAATTTGCGCTATTTGCAATAATTATTATTTCTTAGCTGTTTTAGCAGCTTGTTTAAATTGTTTTGCAGTAGGTGCGCCTTTGGCTCCAACCTTACGCATCTTCTCACCAGAGCCAGCAGCAATACGTGCTCTTTTTCTGTGAATATTTTCGTATAAACCTACCTTGCCACCTTTAGCATATTGAGTAAAGTCAGTATCGTCTCTACGAGATTTCTTTTTACCCTTAGGCATTTTAGATGGTGCAATATCACCCATACCACGAGAAGTTCTCATTAGCAGATTTTTCCTTTTGTTTTACCACGAATAGCAATACCATCAGCACGTTTAGAAGCTGATGATTTAACCATGCCGCCTTTTTTATAATTTTCATCAAACTTTTTAACTTCTTTGTCTGATTTATTAATGATTTTATCTTTGTTAGATTCCATTTTTTTAGCAGCTTTCATTTCCACATAGCCTTGTTCTAAACCACGTTTAGCACTTTCGTGAGGGTTACCAAGGGCTGCATCTAAAGCTTTATTAATAGGGCCCATGATTGGACCTTCTTTGCCTCGTTTAAGGCCTTGTCCGTAACCTTCTAAGTAATCTTCTTTAGCCATGATTAAATGATCCTGCCTTTAGATTTGCCTTTAACAGCAATACCATTAGCTTTTGCTAATTGAGATGCTTTACCACCAGAAGCGTAGCATTTGCCACCTGATTTAAGAGATAATTTAGTGCCTTTACCATCTTTATGTTTTTGAGTGTCATGTTGCTTCATTGCTTTTTTAATCATTGCTTTGTCTTGCGCTTTATCTGATTTCATAGTTTCTCCACCTTTTTTCATTGTTGGCATTGTTGGGGAAGCCATAGCAGCCATAGGATTCATAGCTGGTCTAGCTGGACTTACGGCTAGTGCTGGGCGTTTCATTGCACGACCCATCATCATAGCCATTTTTGGATTAGTTGATCTTTTTTTCATATTAGTTCCTTAGTTGCATTTCCATCGTTTAAGAGAAGCTGCTTTTCTAGTAGGTCTGCCTTTTTCATCTTTCATAGGGCCAGGCATACCAGACATACGAGCACAAAAAGATCTTTTACGAGCACCACCTTGTGGTTGTGGAGCTTTTAAATTAGATCCTGTAGCAGCATTATATTTAGCACGACCTTTAGCAGTGAGACCTGCGCCTTTAGATACTGGTAACTTTTCACCACGTCCTACAGCTAATGAAACACCGCC